CTTCAACCCAACCAATTTGAGCCATATCAGAACCATTTATTGTATAAACATTTCTAATTATGATTGGTGAATTGTTGTATTGTTGAAAAGCAGGTGTAATAGTTACTTGTGGTTGATTGGCATTACTTAAAGCATTAGCGCCAGCAGGAGCATTAGTTGTAGCTGCACCTTTAATAAATTCTGAACCATAAACAAATATTTTTACTGTAGTACCTAAACCACTAAGATCTGTGCTTAAATAAGGAGCAACAGTAATTTCACCATTAGCAGTGTTAGATAATGTTACAACACACTTTGCTTCATTACCAGCATCGTCTAAAACTACAATAGTTTGTCCGGGAGATATTACGTTTCTTGTAACACCTGGAGCCGTTGGAAGAGGTACTGTAATTATAGATGGATTAGCTTGGTTATTAACACAGTTATCGTATGCTATATGTAATCTGTTTTGCTCTGACCAAACAACTTGATCTGAAGTCAAAGGCATTTCAGCACCAACCATACGTAAAAAACCAGAAAGAGTTCTGTTTCCATATCTTTCTACTTCTTGTTCGTATAGCTCAGGTAGATATTGCTGAGCGAAATCATTGTTACCATCTGTAAAAGATAGGTAATTACTGGCTAATAGCTGCTGATTAGGAGCAGGAACTATTGAGCCAAATTGTGGAGTTAAACTTCCCATAATTTATTATTTATTTTTAATTAAACGTCTTCTTTTTTATTTTCAATTTTGAAGAGTCATAACCACTAATAGCTTTTACTTTTAATCCACCTACAAATAATTCACCAGGAGCTGTTTTACGAGGCTCTGTACTTATATTTTTAGATTTTGCTAATTGATCTTTAATAGCATCGGTTTTACCTTGCTCATAAAAATGATTAGCTATAGTATCAGCATTTGTAGCAGCATATAAAGCTTTATGATAACCTTTAGTATCAGTGATTTCACCTTTGTCATTTAAGAACGTCTTAATAAAGTTTGATATATCACTTTGCTTTTGAGCTATCGATGAAGGATCTTTTATACCATATCTAAATTTTTTTTCTCCTAATTTAAAATCAAAACCTTTGAATTCTTCGTTGAGAAGGTTTTTTGTATTAGATACAAATCTTTCATGATTAACTTCACGTGCTTTCTGCTCTTCGTTGTAGCGATTGAAAAAGTCTGTTGCTTTTTTTTGTTCCTGTGTTACTCCGGGTCTCAACTTGATTTCGTCGTAATATTTAGTTTTTAGGCCTTCTAAAAAGTTTCTAGCTTTTGCAATTTCTTCTTTGTAAGCGAGTTTTTTCTTTTTAATATCTCGCTCTTCATCCACCTCTTCATCATAGTTAAAAGAATCTTCTATCATAAAGTTTCTTTCTTCCATATCTAAATGAGGTTTAGCTTGTTTGTAATATTCATGTAAAAGCATGTTACCATCAATTTTACTATAATCAGCATTTAACCGAGCATAGTCTTCAACAGTACCACCTGTTTCTTCCATAAATTTTACTAATTTTTCTATGTTTTCAGGTAGCTTTTGTGTTTCAGCTTCCTGTAATATTTCTTCTTGTTTCGATGAGGTAGTGGTAGTTTCATTGCTTCCTGCCACTCCTGTCGTGTCAGTGTTATCTTCTTCATCTGTTATTTCTTGTATTGGTGAATCAGATTCTACGACTTCTTTGGTTTCCCGTACTTCTTCAACCACTTCTTCGCTGTCGCTACTGTCTTTGGGTTTTTCGACAACAGCATCGCTATCATCTGTCTTTTGTGTCTGAACGGCATCTTCTTTTTTTGTTTTACTTAAATCTACTTTAACTAAATCAGGTATTGGTTTTTCTTCACCTAACTGTTTTGGCTTTTTAAGTTTAAACTCTCCTTCTTGTTTAGGAGTTTCATTTGTTTTAACTTCGGTTTTTTCTTCTACTTTTTTAGGTTCTTCAACCTTTTTTGTTGATTTTGTTTTTGACATAATATAATAATATAAAATTAATAATAATAATTTTTACCTTGGATTAAATTGGTCTAATCCAAAACCATCAAGATTATCATTACTTGATTCAAAATTTTGAGGTAATAAATCATTTTGACGTTGGTTAATTAACTCACTTTCTTGAGTTCCTTGCATTTGTATTCTTTTATCTTTTCTATCTTCAATTTCAGATTCTTTTTCTCTTTGAACTTTAGATCTTAATTGTTCTAATTCCATATTGTATCTAAACTCTTCAGCCATTAATTGTTTTTTAATTAAAGCTTCTTGTTCCATTCTTTGAATTTCAAATTGTGATTTTGCTTGTTCTATTTGCACTTCTGTATCAGCAAAAGCTTGTTTCTTTTGTACGTCTGCCATAGCAGCTTTTTCTGCAGACTCTGCATTTGCTTGAGCTTGAGCTTGAATATTTTCTAATTGTTGAGCTCTATCTCTTTCTTGTTTTTCTTTTTGTCTTAGTTTAAGCAGTTGATTAGCTAATTTAATATTAGTGATTTCTCTTATATCTATTGCATCTTCTAATCCAATATTACCTGCTTGTAAAGCTATTTGTATATTTTTTTCTAAATTAGCTTTTTCTTCTTCATCAGGTTCTAACTCTAAGAAAATACCAAAGTCATGCATTGATAACTTACCTATTTCTTCTAATGTTGAAGTATTAAAACCATTAATACTATTTATTAATGATTGTTTAGTTGTAGGAAATTGTAACATATCAGCTACTCTTAAACTTATATTTTCACAAACTCTTACAGTTAAATACATTAAAGATTGTAATACATGTCTAGTTGCTGTATTAGAGTTAGCTGCTGCTAATTTTTGTAAACCAACTAAAGCATTTTTATCTGGTGTACTACCATCTCTTGCTTCATTTAAACCGGTTACATCTCTTATCATCTGTAAATAATATTGATATGTCTGAATCATTGACTGTATTTTAGACATACCTGAAGATGATTGTAATTCTTGAATAGGTACTTTACCTCGATTTAAATCACCATCTTGAGTTAAAGATCTACCTACAATACTACCAGTTTGAAAATACATATTTAAAGCTTCAGCTGGATTATAATTAGTGCCATTTCCTAAATCTACTTCTGCTAAACCATCTACATCTAAATATACACCATCCGGTACCATACGAGATAAAACTTGTTGTAGTTTTAAATGAGTGAGTTGTATCATATCAGCAAAACCAACTGTTTTACTTACAATAGAATTAATACGACCTTGATACATACGTGGAGCACTTAAAACATAATTCATGTTTACTTTAGTAGTATCACCATATGGCCTAGTCATATTTTCACTTAATCTCCATTCTAATAAATTTTTACTCATTCCAAGCACTTTTGCACCTGTATATAAAACTTCGATTGATCTACCTATTCTTTCAAAATTATCATTAGGTGGTGGGTTAAATGTATCTGGTTTTTCTAAAGTTTTTTCTAAACCTTGTTCGGTTTGTTTTATTTTAAATACTTGATCTTGATAAGTTTTATATTCAAAAAATAAAACTTGTACTTGATCAAGAGTTTCTTGTCCCCACCATGTATTTTCTACATAAGCATTTCTACCTGGGTATTTTTGTATTTCTTCTAATTCTGCTGATGTTAAATGTGGAAATTGTCTTTTAACCTCAGACAAAGACATATTTTTTATTTCACCTACATAATATATATCTTCAAAATTAGGATCGTCAGTATAAGAATAAACAATATTAGCAGGATTTACATAATCTACAGTTATACCTTCTGATAAATTAAAATTAGTTTTTACACAACCAATACCTAAAACAGTTAAATCATATGCTAATTGTTTTTTAACTTGATCATATTTATTATAATCTAAAATATTATTTATTACTTCTTCTTCTGCTATTTCAACACTTTGTTTAAAATTTAGTTGTAAATAAAGATCTAACTCTTCTATTGTTCCTGGTAAATTTTCTGGACTTGCTGAAGCAAATAAATTAACATTAGGACCTAATTCACCTTGAAGTTGTTCAATCATTTCTTTATGCTCAATATCTCTTATAGCATTTTGAGCAAATGTTGTTTTATTTTTAATAGCAAATGGATCTTGTGCAAAAGATTTTATTGTATAACCTTTTTCTGTCATACCATTTACCACTATGTCTACAAATTTAGATAATATTGGAACAGGTTTCCAATCTAAATTAAGATAAGATAAATCACCATTAATAGCTAATTCATCTTTATATTTTTGAACAGGTTGTTCTCCTCTTGCATATAATCTTAATCTATTAAAATTTTGAAAATTATTAATAAACCTATTTTGACCACTTGAGTTTCTAAACCACTCGTACTCAATTGCTTGGGCTACTTGTAAACCATACTCTCTTGACTTTTTCTCTTCTTCAGGTACCACCTGATCAGGAAAAGCACTGTTATAGTTAATCTTAACCATTAATTTAGTATTTTTGAAGTTACTCCTTTATTGTTATATTTTTTAAAACCTAAAGGTACGCTGTTGATTGTTCTTTTCATAACAGGAGTATACCTGTTTTTATTACATGCCATTATTGCTAAACCAGAACTTATAGAAGCATCATGCTTTGTTCTATCATTAATATTAAATTGAGACCAATCTTCTAAAGTTCTTTGAAAATACATGTCTCCATATGTTTCTCCATTAAAACCTATAAAATTTTCTATATAATCTTCAATAGCAGCAGCATGTGCTTGTTTTATATCTTCACTGGAGTTAGGTATACCGCCTATTTCTCTTTCTGTTACTGAAAGTTTATTATAAACTTTATCTGGTCTATTCATTGAATATCCTCTATATCCTCTTCTTTTTAAATAATATAACAATCTTGGTTTATTATTTTCTGCAAGAATAGGCATTCCATAAAAAACTATTGCCATAACAACATCTTCAAAAAATATTTCAGCAGTTTGGGGTCTAGCTATATATTCTAAAAAAAATACATTTGGAGGAACGTCCTCCATTGAAAACTTACTTAAACCATGCAAAGATGCTTTTGAACCACCTCCATCTACTGTTCCTGATATATCATAAGGATCACAACCAAATGCTCCTGTATGGTCATTACCAGGATATTTAACACCATTTTTAATTATGTATTTATTTTGTAAATTTGCTGGTGGTATCCAAGATATTAAAAATCTACCATTTCTATTAGGTAAAAATATTACTCTAGTATCTTTAATCCCATTTTCCCATTGAAAATTACCTTGAGATATAACATTTGTGTTTTTTAAATCTTCATTATAATCAATTTGTTCATAAATTTTTGTTAAATTAAATAAAGATTCTTTCGCTTCATCTCTAAAAGCATGTTTTTCTGTACGAGGAAATTGTCTATATAATTCGTTTAAACCGTCTTGATCTTGTTTTAAACCTTCAACTTCATTTTCCCAATGGGATATAACTCCGATTTCGATCTCTGTTCCATCAATTCCTTTAATCGGTTTTTTTGGTGTATCGAATACAGGAAACCCATAAGTATCGATGTATCCTTCGTAATTCCAT